GGTGGCGTTGTTATCGGCAATCGTATAGGTGATGTTCGTGACCGTGTAGTTCACGCTTGCGAAAGTGAACGTCGTGCCGGAACTGTCATGAGGCGTTGCGGGCATTTGTTACTCCTGCCACCAAACGTCGTATTGCTGGGTGATTTGATACGCCGGCGGTAAGTCAGAACCGGCCAGCGTTACCAAGTCGTCGGTTTCGTTTTCAAGCGACACCTGCGACACAGTGCAGCCTAGAACTTGGCCCCCGTATCCATCCAGAACCGAACGCACGGCGTCTGCGACCTGGCGGGCCTGCTCGTAGGTGGCTGCGTAAATGCTGTACTCCACCGTGACCTGCGGTATCCCGGCAGGACTTTGGAGCGTCTGCGTGCGTCTGATCGCCGTACGCCTCCACGTCACGAATGGCAGCGAAGCGGACACCGGGGCCAGCGTCGGGTATGTCCCAGTGCCGATGAGCAGGGCGACTTCTGGGCTGGCATCAAGCACCCGCTTGAGGGCGGCTTCTGGCGACTTCAGCATCAGAGTCCTCCTGCATCGCGGAACTTGCGTTGATATTCAGTGGCGGCACGGGTCAACGCCTTCCGCATTTCCACGTCGAGAGTTGTCTGCATCTGGCTCTTTGACTTATTGAAAGCCTTCTGCAGCGGATGACGCGCAGGAGATCCCGCAACGGACCCGCGAGCAATGAAGTCAACCGGGTACAGCCCACGGCCAGTGAAGGGCCCGCGAGAGCGAAAAGACGAGAGCAAGCCGCCTGCGGATTGCTGCTTTGCCCTGAGGGCTATGGTGCGAATGCGGCCACCGAGAATCACTTTCTTCTTGGCCACCTGCCTGCTCTTGCCTGGAGATCGCGGCCTGGTGCCGAACTCGACTAGGTGCGAGTGGTACGCACGATTTGGCCCCTTGAGCACAGATCCGCCAGTGAAAGCAGGCACTGCGCCTTTTTGGCTCGCCGTGTTGGTTGGGCGTCGAAACCCGACAACGACTACGCTCACCGGGATGTTGGCTTTGTTGTTTGTGTACTTGCGGTCAACGCTGGTGACGCTGGCAAGTAGGTTTCCGGTGACTTGGCCAAGTGCTGAAACTTCATTCCGCAGAGCGTCCTGCCCAGGCTTGGCTGCCTTTCGCAACGCCTGGCTTTGGTACTTAAGGCTTATTTCCTTCGGCAGCTTCTTGAGTTCACGGACAATATCATCAAGCGTCTTGAGGCCATACAGCCCCTTGGCCGTCTTGCTCTTGCCGAGCGACAACTGAATCAGCGACGGGCCTTCGGCAAATATGTTGCTCATGCCACCACCTCTTGGCAGATGGCTTCGTGCTCGCTGCGGTTGCCGTGCTCGAGCAGGCTGACGATCTCCAGCGTGCGGCCACGCCAGACAATCCGCATGGATTGCGTCAGCCCGTCAAGCCACCGCATGCGGACGCGGTGCGAAACTTCAATCTGCTGCTGCCCGTACTGCAAAAGCTCGCGGGACGATACGCCTTCCACGCTGGCCCAGCGTTCCGCGAACGTGGCCCACGAGAGCACGGTTTCGCCAAGAGCGTTCCGAGATTCGGACGCCTGTTGCACCGTCACACGTTCACGTAGTTCGCCAGCGCGGATCATTCGCCGTAGACCACAATAGTGTAGGTACCAGTGCCGGAGCCTGACCGAAGCGACAAGTTGTATGCGTTCGTGGGGTTTGATACTGCTGCCTGCCCCGCACGTGAGCGCAAAAGCATGTCCACGACGTTAGAGTCATCCACGCTTTGTAGGGACCGAGCGTTGATTCCACTCCACGAAAATGCAATTCGCTGGGGCGTGGCGAGCTGAACAGGTTGCCCGCTCGCGTCAACGTAGACGTTGTCAATCTCAATTGTCTTTTGCGCGGTTCCGGCGGTGCCGGTGACGATTGCGACCGCGCCTGCTGGATATTCGGTGGTGGACTGCAGGCTCACCACCTTGAGCGATGCCGTGCCGTCCTTATCGTGGAACAGCACGTCTACGTTGATGCGTCCTTCGATGCTCATTGGTAGCTGCCCCATTTCTGTGACGAGAGAAGCGATTCAACAGCAAACTCAAGCGGCTTGCTGATGCTGCCCACGAGCACCGTGCTGCGGCTTTCGTACCAGTGGCCAACCAGCATCAGGCAGGCGTGGCGAATGGCGGCAGGCACGCTTGAGCCAGCGGCCCCGTAGCCGGCCCACCACGTCACGCTGATGGCGTTGTCATCCATGAGATGCGGCGGCCACGTCTGGCCGTACAAAGTCTTCACCGCCCCTGGCGTGCTGCTGCGGTCCACGCGGTAGCTGGCTGTCGAGTAGGTGGCTGTCGTGCCGTTCTCATACGTAAACGTCAGAGCCACCGCCGTGGTCGTGCCGGCCGTCGCCATGGGTGGCCGTGGTAGCTCGATGTCGTGGGTGCCGTCTGGCGGGAACGAGTCAAACCGCATCACCCACTGCGTATTGACCAGCGTGCGATCTAGGTACTGCTCGCACCACTCGCGGGCTGCCGTGATCAGCGTGCCGATGTAAGCGTCATCTTCGCTCGTATCAACCCGCAGATGGGCCTTAGCTTCCGCAAGCGTGACGGGCTCAACGGCTGGCGGCGTCTGTCGAGTCAGGCTTCGATACTGCACGGCGGCCTCTTCGCTTTGGGGTGGCGTCTGCGGTTTCTACGTCGTGCTCAAGGGCAGCCGTTTCGATCAGCGTCGGCTGGTTGTCTTCTACAGCGACACGCTGAGCGAGCAGCTGCGTGGTGATCCCGCCAGGAAGCTCAGCCACTTGCCCCTTGCGGTAACCACGCCACGCGCGGGTAAACATGATTTTCGGCATCAGCCCACACTCCATGCAGATTCTGGCGGCTTGCCCGTGTTCGTGAACTCAGTAGTCCACTGAAAAACAGGGGCTGTAAGGTTCTTGCCGGGCCACGTCACCACGTACTCACCATGGCCCAAAACGACACGCGGCGAGACAAAAACGCGGTTGCCGCTGTCTCGCCAGTTCCGCCACCACCAGATGTCTGGATCGGTGCGGCCGTCGTTCCACCCGCCTTGCGGGTCTGGCTTGCTCCAGAACCACGGTTTCTTTGTTCGTTTGAGAGCCGCCGTGCTGATGACGGTGCAGCCGAAGTGTGCCGTGTCCACTTCCTGCACGGGCTCAGCGAACCATTCTTTCGGAACCTGCGTGTGCCCGTCCTCTGGCGGTGCGTCAAGCGTCCCCTTGAGCGTCAGCATCGGGCGGCCGTCTTCACGCTTAGTCTGCATGCCGGTGATGGCGTCACACTGAAAAGTCATAGCCATTGCGAATAACTGCTCAACGTCCTGCCTGGTGAAAAACGTGTCGTAGTCAATGGCCAGCAGGTACTCGCACGAGTCGATGAACTGCTCCATCACGCGGGTGTTTACTTGGTCCCAGAACGCACCCGTGCCCATGGTGGGGCGAATGCCGAGCGGCATCAGGGCCTGGGCCCAGGCGAAGTGGTTGGCCGTAAACGAAAGCCGTGGCATGGAGAGCACGGCTTCCACCCTGATGTCAACTTCGGTGCCACCTACCTTGACCAGCATGCGTGCCTCAAAAGAGAGAGCGGGCGGCCCCGTCGTGGAAGCCGCCCGCTCAAGATTGCACACCCGTCAAGCCGTCAGGCTCACGCACCCACGAGGCCGATCATCGGGCCGGCGACGGTGTCGGTGCCCAGGTTTGCATGGGTGATTGCAACCCTCGCAACTGCGCGGATCACCGTCTGGTCGCTGAGGAAGTTCACCTGATCGCTGCTGGCGATCTCGATGGCCTGGCGGATGCCGTAGTAGGAGCTGTTGGCCATGTTGCCGTACAGCGCCATGATGGCACCCGTCGAGTCAGCACCGCTCGGGAGCCGGTCGGTGAGAACCACTTCCGAGCCAAGGAAGGTCGGGCCCATGCCCTGCGACAGACCAACCGAACCGCCCTGGGCAAGGTCGAGGTTCTGCATGCACGCCGCGAAGAAGAACGGCGAGCAGAACCACTTGGCACCCGCACGCGAGTGCTGCGGAACCCTAGCCATCATGGCCAGCAGGTTCGCCTTGGTCACCTCGTCGGGCGTATCACCGGCAGCCGTCACGAGCGAGGCAGCGTAGGTGGCAGCAGACGCAGCCAGAAGGCCGCCCGTGTAGGTCGTGACGAGCCCGGCAACCGCTGGGGCGTTGCTGGGGTTGCCGCTCCACGCAGCCTCTTCCACGGCGTTGCTGAGCGTCAGGGCGAGCTCGGCAGCGATCCAGTCGGCGATCGACACGATGGAGTCCTGCAGGAGCTCGCTCGCAATCGTCACCGCACCCGTGACCTTCTTCGCAGTCAGAGTGACCTGATTGGAAGTGGGGTCGCTGGCAGTGATGGCAGAGTTCTCATTGATCCAGTACGCGGTCGCACCGGCCGTCCGTCGCGGGAACAGCAGCACGTCGCTCGGCATCACCACGTTTGTGGCGTTCTGAGCAAAGGCCGAATACTGGTCCACGAGCCGGATGACGGTCGAGGAGAGAACGTCGGGCACGAAGGCCGCACCCGTGGTGCTGCCGGTCGAACCCTGGGCACGAGCCTCGATGCCGTGATCCTGACACCACCGCTTCGCGTCGGCATCGCCGCTCTTCGCCTTGAACCACATGCCCACCGAGTAGGCGTCCTTGGCGTTCTCAAACGCACGGAGCCGGCCCGAGAACGGCACCGCCTCGATCCGGGTCTTGGGCTCTTCGGCACGCACCTCTGGGGCCGGCGTGCAGCGGTCAACCACGCTGCGGAGATTCTTGGCCGACTCAGCCACCTTCTTCTCGAAATCAATCTTGGCGGTCAGTTCGTCGGCACGTTTGTTGAGGTCGATGAGCTCGACATCGCGGGCGGTCGTGTCTTCGGCCTCGATCGCGCGCACGGCGTCGATCCGGTTGGCAAGGGTTGCCGCCTCGTCCTGCAATTTCTTGAGGGTGTCCACTGTGTATCTCCTGCGGCGGTATTGCCGTGGAGTCCACTGTGCCTCTAGCGTGCCGGCCTCTTGCAGAACCGGACTTCCGAATGTGTTGTTTTTACAAACACGACAGCACGAGCGCCGCAGCGAGGGCAACGCAAATACTGTTGACGCTCTTCGCCACACGGGCGAGAGGAACGGCACCGCAACTTCTCGCCGCAGGTGCAGCGGGCCTCAGACATTGCGCAGCCTCAGAGCCCACGCAGCAGCTGCGTCACGCACCAGCGAACGCACGGCACGCTTTACCTCCGGCTCGGCGTCGGCGTCCAACTCAACGGCCGCAGCCTGAGCGGCCAGCCACGCCTCATACGAACGCTGGGCCACCACCGCAGACGTAGCACTGCCGTAGGCTGGCACGTTTACGGGGCCAACCTCGTAGAGGCCCGAAGCCTCAACCACTTCACGGATTGCCTTACCGCCCTCGTCAGTCGTGAACCGCTCGCCCTTCTGGCTCACGGTAAAGGCGAAGGAACTGCCACGCAGATTGCGAGAACGAACCAAGGCGAGAACGTCACGGCCAGCCGATGTGTCTGGCGGCTCAACGACGTAGGAAATGCCACGGTCATCCGCAATGATTTCTAGCGTGCCGGCAGACTCGCGGCCTAGAAGCATGTCGCTGTTGTGGTTGTAGTAGCTCAGAATCTCGCCTTTGCCACGCTGGCGGCTCAGCACTTTATCGAAAGCACCGGGCAGGATTCGCTCCCGAAAGCCGCCAAGATCAAGCGACAGTCGGTTGTACGGCACCGCTAGGCCACGAATGGCCTCACGCCCGCTGGCACGAGTCTCAATCGCAAGCTCGCACTCGGGAGCCTCGTCTACGGTCAGGTAGCGTCGCTCAAGTTCCATCTGTCTGCTCCTGTTCTTCGGCCAGGTCTTCGGCGTCATCCTCTTGGCTGTCCTCAATCTCGACGGCTGGTGGCTCAACTGCCGGCGGCTCCTGGCCTGCCTTTTCTAGCGTGGTCATGTTCAACTGGATGAAATGCTGGTCGCCCTCTGGCCCGATTGGATTTAGGTTCTCTAGCTCTCTCACTTCGTTCACCGTCATCCAGCCGTTCTGGAGCGCCGATACGAAATACGCTGACCGGCTCGCGTGGTCGCCGCGAAGCAGGCCGCTTACGCTGTGCTCAGCGAAATACTTTTCATCATCAACGATGAGGTCACGGCTGATGGCTGCTTCCCACCGCTTCAAGTGCGGGAGCAGGCAGTGCTGCACGAACTCCGTGCCCTGCACCTCGATGTTGTTGAACGTGCTGCGATCCAGCTGCTGAATCAGATGGGGCGGCACATGGAAGATTCGGCAGCACTCGTACACGGAGAATGCCCGGCTCTCCAGCATCTGGGCAGCCTCGTTGCTGCTGCTTAGCTCTTTGGCCGTAATGCCCGCAGGCAATACAGCCGTTCTGAAGGCTCGGTCGCTGCCTCTGTGCATTCGCTCCCAACTCTCACGCAGTCGCTCGGCCGCGTCTGTGGGAATCGGGTTGCTGCTTTCAAGGATTACGCCAGGGCGTGCCCCGTTGCCAAAGTACGTAGCGGCGTGCGCCTCAAGAGCCTGCGAAAGACCAAGCACATTCTGAAAGAGCTTATAGGTAGGAATCGGCTTGATGCCGTCTTCGGTCGTGAATCGCAGGGCGAATATCTGCTCCTGGCTGTAGATCGTCTGCTGGCCACTTGGCTCGCGGTACCGATACCGCAGCGTGCCGTCACTCAGCCGCTCAGCCTCCATGCGGCTGGAGTGCAGCGGCCACAACTCAGACACAGCACCTCGAGCACCTGGGCGGATCTCGGCGTAGCTCGCACCGTAGTGCAGATACATGCCAGTCATCCAATCCCGAAACTCTTGAGCCGTCTGCCACGGGTTTGGCTGCTGGTGCAGGAGCCGATAGACAGGATGGCTCGTGGCCTTCTGTTTCCCGCCGTTGGCCATCCGCTCGTAGATGTGCAGCGGCAGGGCAGATACCGCATCCGATATGACGCGGATGCAGGCCGTGTAGGCCGAGCACGCCATGGAGTTGTCAGCGTTGACGCGAATGCCAGAAGGCGTGCGGCTGGAACTTACTTCGGGCCAGTCGATGCCACGCAGGTCGAACATCTTGAAGTCGGCGGCGGCGTTTTCGCTCATAGAGTCACGATGTCCCAGGACTGTTCCGGCGTGGCTGCGGTTGCCGTTTGCCACAGCCCGATGGCCATGACCAGCGACACGATGCCGTCTATGCGTTCTGTGCTCTTGGCCTTGCTCGGCTTAATGTTTCCGGCTGCTGAATCCTGCTGAATGGCCACGTTGGAAGCCTGCCATGACAGCACTGGGTGCCCGCCGTGCAGCACCTTCCCGCTGACAACAAGGTTCTCCAACTGCTTGCTCGGTGCCGACATGGAGCCATAGCCCTGCCGAAAGTCTGACATGGGAAGCCCGTCGCCTTGCAGTAACTGCTGGCCAAGTTGTGCGCTATTCCAGGGATCTAGGCCGATGCCACGCACCTTGTACTTTGAGCAGATGGCGTTGATGTCTGAACGCACCTGGTCGAAGTCGGTGACGTTGCCATCAGTCATGTTCAGATGCCCCTGCCGATGCCACGTCAAGTATGGCACTTTGTCGCGTCGCTCTCGCTGGTGGGCGTTGTCGCTCGGGATCCAGAAATGCGGCTCAATCCAGAACGTGCCATCATCTAGCGGGAAGAGCAGCACCAGGGCTGTGGTGTCAAAAGTCGTGGCCAAGTCCAACCCGGCCCAGCACTCTCGGCCGGCCAGATCAACGGGGCACGGCTTGTCGCCTTGGGCCCAGTGATCCATCCGCAGCCACCTAGTTGACTGTTCCGTCCATTGGTTCAAAAAAAGTTGGCGAAAAACATTTTCATAAGTCGGCATCTCAACCGCTCGAGCACATTCGCTCCGCAGGAAGTCCATGCGCACGGAAACGCCGAGGTTTGGATTGGCCTTCTTCCACGTCTCTTCGGCTTTCCAGTCATCCGCAATGTCGGCCGCATAGATGGCTGGCAGGAACGTCTCGTCTTTCACGGTGCCGGCGGCCACAGCCTCAGCGTATTTCCAGATTTCCCAGCAGACGCTTTTGCGGTCAAAGCCTGCCGTGGTGAGCGCCACCGTCAGCGGCTGACGCCGAGCACCTTGGCTGCTGAGCATGACTTCCCACATCTCGCGGTTAGAAACGTGGAGCTCGTCAAAGATGACGCCGTGAGCGGAGAGCCCATGTTGAATACCGGCCTCCGCACTCAACGCCTTGTACGTTCCGTGCGTCGCCTCTCGCACGATCGCGTTGCGGTACACCTTGAGATGCTGCCTCAGCACTGGCGACTGCTCGACGTAGACGCGGGCCATGTCAAAAACGAGCCGGGCCTGATCGCGTGAGGCTGCGCAGGAATAGACTTCACAGCCGGGCTCGTTCTCCATCAGCAGCTTGAGTGCGATTCCCGCGCATAAACTGCTCTTTCCATTTTTGCGCGGAATCGCCAGCAGGCTGGTGCGGACTTTGCGCACGTCGCCCTCTGTGGCAAAGAGCTTTCGCACGTAGTCCTGCTGCCACGGCTCAAGCGTGAACGGCTTGCCGCCGAGCTCGCCCTTGGCGTGCGTCAGGTGCTTGTGGAAGAAACGCACCGCCAGGCACGACGAGCACTTTTCGCACGGGTGCTCAAGCGAACATGCGGGCGTCTTCGTCGTCTTCTTGCGGGCCATTCTCTACCGCCGAGACTCGGGCCAGGGCAGACGCCGTTAGGCCAAACTCAGACGCGAACTTGAGCATCGACGTGCGAGCGTCACGCTTCCGAGTCCACGCCGGGTGATTGCTTACCCTACCCCGATCGTCCATGAACGTGGCACCGTTGGCCTTGAGCTCACGGTCTGCCTCAATCATGTCCGCGAGCGAATCGCAGTAAGCGGCCAGCGTCTGCTGGTGCCTGGGGCTCATGACCTTGGACGCTTCGAGCATGGGCACGATCCGCTCCCACTCCTCGCGGGCGAGATCCGAAAGCCAGTGCGGAGCAGGCGGGATGCCAGGAACCGCGTCGATGCCGGACTTGTGCGGGCCTCTAACTCGAGCCCCGCGAAGCTTAAGTAACGGTTTAGGCGTCGGCTTGCGGCCCCTACCCATGCCAAACTCCCAATTTCAGCCCCGCGTGCGTTTGAGGAAACCGTGGGGTTTGTATCCACGCACGCCCTAGAGATCCGACCTACCCTACCCCTGCCCTCGTTTCCCGCAGCGTCTTGCGTGCGTGGCACGCAGAGCACCTGGCTTGCCCGTTAGCCACAGCGTACCTATCGCCACCTTGGCTGATGGGCACGACGTGATCAGCGTGCATCTCTCGCCCGTAGGCTACGCGGCCACAATCCACGCATTGCCAGTGGCATCTGTTCAGTACAGCCTGACGCCACTTCTTGTGGGCCTTGTCGCAATAGCCACGGGCTGCCGCGTTGGGTCTGGCGCTGTCGTCTCGCTGA